GATTCTGCATAATATCAAGCCCGGAACCACCGTTGCCCAATGTTGCCAATACCAAAGAGTTGTTGCTTGACAATTCACTCTTTACAAATTCTATAACTTCCTTTTTTGTTCTCATGACTATTTATTTTTAATTGTTATTACTTGTTTTTGATTACACTACAAAGATACGAAAAGTTTAAGTAATACCAAACTTTTGAAGGTGAAAAAATTTAAGTAATACCAAATATTTAACATTTAGATGGTAATTCAATGTGTTAATTTCCGCCTATATCACCATCAGACTAAATCGACTTTTTTTCCGAGTACGTTTGCTATGCTTTCAAGCAGGTCAAGCCGGACGGCGAATTTGCCCGCTTCGATCCGGTAAATAGTGCTTTGGGCTATGCCACAACGCGCCGCGAGATCGCGCTGCGTCATACCTCTCTCTTTCCTTATTTCGACTATTTTCTTGCCGATTTCTTCTTCTTTTTTTCTCATACTATTTCCAACTTTTAGAAAATTCTTCATTTTTAAATGCTTCTGCAAGACCTGTAATCTGTTTTAGCCGCAAAACTTCGTCTGCATCCATACCAAGCTCCATTCCTATACGAGCATTCGTCCAATTGTGCTTCTTCAGCATCGTGACCAGCTTGGCGGACAACTCCACCTGATGCGTTCCTCTCGCCATGTTATGCCGTACAGTAGACGTTATGCGGTCTTCGAGTGATTTGTTCAGTCTTGACACAGGAACATACCCATGTAAGCTTTCATTTACCGATTTGTCATGTTGTATGACCGTTGTGCGATGAAACCCATCTACAACCGTGTAAGGATGTTTCTTGTTTTCAGGTGTATCCGAAACGACAACCGGCATCGTCACCCCGTCTTTCTTGATGGACAGCTTCAGCAGCTTCATTTCCGGTGGTGCTACATGATTCGGGTTGTAATCATTTCCGATTACCTTATCTGCAGGCACGAGCTGCACGTTCAGAGCCGGATGGTTCAACCCCATCCAGTCATACAGTTCCTGCGTGATAGCGTTGAATATCTTCACTTTTTCTTCAAAAGGCATCTCTTTCAACAGATTCTCTATCATAACTCACTTTGATATCTTGTTATCATTTCCACTTGTTTTTCCAGTTCTCTCTTTGTTTGGGCAAACGAAAGCCCTTTGCACCAGTAGTCATTTTTCAACAGGACTTTGCAGATACGCCTCCAGCTTGGCACTTTCTTTTTGGCTTCCTCTTTCGGGTCCGCATAGTCAGGTATGCTTTTTACTCCCTCCTTTTCCCACCATGCGAGAAACTTGTTTATTTTCTCCATGTAGTGCTCTTTCAGATAGGGCGGCATGGTGTCGAGCAGAAATTTTGCATAACTTTCGTAGGTATGTCCGTCAGGAAGGTTTACTTTGTAGTTTCCAAGCGTTGTCCGGTCGTTCTCGGTGTACCGGTTGCCAAAGTTCGCCCCTTCCACACGGTTTACAATCTTCGCCCACGTTTCAGGCTCCAATATTTTGAACAGATATAGTCCTTGTCGTTGGTCATCTCCGTATGGCTGGCAGAGGCGCATCTTATGGATGGAAACACCTGCCAAGTTCATCACGTCATATATCTTGTTGTAGTCGTACCCGTTCCTCCCGTTGCAAATCCATATATCCCTTGTTTGCCAGTCGTATAGCGGATAAAAGTTGTATATCTCTTTATCTGTGTCTGGAAATAGCTTGGTTGAGTACACAAGCCCTTTGTATGTCACTTTCTTTTCGTTTCGAATGGTACGGAAACGGTTAAGGCTTTCATCCGATCGGATTCCGACCAGACACGCCGTCTTTTTCCCTTGGCTAAACCAATCGGCAAAAGCCGGAACAAACTCTTCAAACTCCATCCCACGGAAAAAGAATGGAAAATAGCTTTCATCTGCCACAACGTTCGGATTGTCCGGATATTCCCTTACCCATGCGTCCCGTTTTTCCGGGTCCCAACATAACCAGTGCGGTTGGAACTGGCTGACAGCGTTACGGAGGTGGATAGGCAGGCAAACCCACCAGCCGGTCACTTCTGGACGGCTGAACATCCGGTGTGTAAACTCAATGGCATGCCTGTATTGAGCCTCCATGTCGATGTATAGCGCATGAACAGGAAGTTTTCCTGCTCTCCTTGCCGCATCTATCGCCATATTCAGCAGTACTCCACTGTCTTTCCCATTCGAAAACGACACACAAACACGGTCGAACTCTGAGAAAATCAGCCTATACCGCTCCACGGCTGCCTCATATACGTTTTGTTCTTGATATATCTTGTTCATAATTCCTCGCTAATCTCTTCTTTCGTCTTGCTTTTAAAGTACTCGTACATCGATGTTTTCTTGTCAATATTCTTATCTATCATCTTTTCAAGCCCTACATCTCCAGTCAATTCCCAATACTCACAATCATGTTCCTGTCCAGTTCTGAATGTTCTCCTGCCGGACTGTGTTTTCAGCGCATAATCCCAAACTTTGTCAAAATAGATGGTGTTGTGGTAGCGTTGCAAGTTCAGCCCGAACGATTCTTTCTGGTAGCTAAGCACACACGCTTTCGGGTATCTCTCCATGCACGATTCCCTACTGGATATATATTTGCAGAATATGATGGTGTCTTCTTCCCGTATTATGCTGAATAGTTCGTCTACCTTCTTGAATTTATCTTCCGATATGCAGTAGGCGTGTTGCATTTTCTGTGTCATTTCCAGAAATATGTTGTTATTACGCCATTCCAGCATTTCATCGCTTAGAAATTCGTTTTTTATCCGGTTATATTCTGACCTCTCCGTTTCATCGATGGTGTAGTAAACCATATGGTAGCATTGTGACACATTCAGAGATAGGTCACACTTGTAGACATAATGCCTTATCAATGAATACAGATAGTCAATATTTGCACAACCGGTGATAAATTCTTTTGAGTATTGCCGGTTATGCACACGCTTTGTTATCTTTGTATATTCGCAAAATGTGTTTTTGTACTCCTGATGCGTCATTTTCAGAATAAGCGGAGAAAGGAATTCCATCTGCGGCCAAAGGTCGAGCAAGTTACGGCTCAGAACCGTTCCGTTCAAAATCAGCTTGTATTCCACCATCTTTCCGATGGATAAAATTCGTTCGGTGCGCTTTGATTCCACATTCTTTATTTTCAGACTTTCGTCCACCACTACAAACGGATTCTCACATGATTTCAGTTCTTCTACCAATGCGGAATAGATACGGTCTGAAGATTGTATGCTCTCAATGCCGTAATAGGCAGCTGAAATACGGAAACCTCCCCATTTATTCACCTCTTCTTTTGTGTTTTCGATGGTTCGGAGCGGACATACCCAAAATACCTTGTCGCATGGCGAATCATTCACGATGCTTAACGCCACACGTGTCTTTCCTGTACCCGCTTCCATGAACAGTGCGCCCACCTTCCAGCCGTTAAGATGCTGTTTAGCATCAATCTGTTTTGAGTTCATCGATTTCATTTTTTTCTACCGGGTTAATTGTTTCAGGACAGTGCTTCTCTATCGTGTAGGTTGGGATCATTTCTTTTGTATTTGAATCAAACCAAGCTTCCTTTTTTCGGCTGTACTGGATACTTTTTTTCTCCAAAATCCATTCGCTTATCCAATAGGCATCTGATTTAACCACACCGAAATCCACTCCGTACACCTGTGACGCTGGTATTATATCACTGCTTCCATCAAAGGCTTTAGCTTTGAAAGCCTTTGAAGAAATCCGGTCGAGACTACTCAACCGGACTGAATAACATTTTACTCGCATGTACCGTTCAAAAAGATAAGCTTTCCTTCATCTGCCTTTCCGTCTTCTTCATTTTGAAGAATCTTTATTTCTGGAAAATTTGCAAATTTATGCTTTGCGAAAGATATGGCTTCTTCCGCTCCGTTTGCTTTAAATGAATAATGGATGTTTTTGATCAATTTTGTAGAATAAATAGCTGTAAACCACATTTTAATTTCCGCAGTTTTTACCGTGTTGCCCCCACTTCTTTGTTTTTTTGATTACACTACAAAGATACGACTTTTTTCTTTGACTGCAAATTTGCATTCAAATATTTTTCGGGGAAAGTGAATATTTAACACTGTTTAAGTGTTTAACGTTGCAGGGTATCCCGATTTGTAACCCTACAGCAGTAGTGATATTGTTTAAGTGTAAATGATGAAATATAAAATGTATAAAATGTATAATTGCTTGTATTTTAGCATTAAACAATTTGTTATTTAGACTGATTCTAAATAACTTTGTGTCAGTTTCATGGTTGCGGTATTTGTCGTTTTGATAATTTAACTATAGTTAAACGCGGACACGAAACGAATTGTAGGATAGCGATTTAATTGATTTTGCCGGACAAGGAAAATGAAAAAAACGGATATATTTTCGATCAGGGTAGACTCTAACGACAGGTTAAGAATGGAAGAGTTAGCAAGGGTTTCCGGCGTGCCTGTTTCGTCCATAGTCAAGTTTGGCATATCACGGCTGCTGTCCGAAGTATATGACACCGACGGCAACCTGTTATCCCCGCTATCCGTCGGTGCAGCACGCAGGATTGACGCTAAAGACGGTTACTTTGAGATCGGCGTCATCTGTAAGACATTAGGCATTAGCAGGGATGCCATGCGAAAAATGGTTGTGCGTCGTGCTGTGCCATCTATCAGGTTGGGCAAAAAACTATATGTATCGTATAAAATAATTGAGTTATATGGCAAGGACAAACATGACGCGAGAGGGTGATTGCGGTGTCCGGACAAAAGAACTGATCGCAAGATATTATCTTGCCCTTATGGGTGAGTTCAGGACGGACAGCGGTATGTTATACCTGTCAATGGATAGCGCAGATATGTTTCACAACGCTATCACGCTGATATTGCAGGATAACGGTTTTCAAAAGCTGGTGACAGACGAAGACATAATGGAGAAGATCAGGGCGAGGATAAGAGCCGTTATAAGCGAGATAAAACAGGATCATCACACTTTAAAACTGGAAGAGTATGCCGACAATTTACAAGCCAAAGAAGAAGAGCGATAACAGCTACACCAGGAAAGAAAGGATGGCGGTGTATAATACTGCCAGGTGGAAGAGGTTAAGACTTGTCAAGCTAAGGGATAATCCCCTGTGTGAGGTGTGCGAAAAGAAAGGGATAACAAAGATGGCT